GTTGTCGAGGCGGCGTTGCATCGAAGACATTACTGCCTCCTCTACGCTGCCACTTGCGACAAGAATCTTCTGAAGTGCGTCTGACTTCATGCCATTGCGATGAATACGTCCTAGAACTTGGACATGATCCTTGGCGGAAAACTGGGGACTTATAAGACTAACACGTGGTCGGTCGCCATTTACGTCATGGAGTGAGATGCCTGTGCCACCCGCTGCGGTATTGACAACAATGCAGTTGGTCTTATCGGCAGTGAAGTCATCAATGACCTGCTGGCGGTCTGACTTCTGACCACCCTCAATGCGGTCGCAGCATAGCTTCTCACACAGGGCTTGAACTGTTTCCTTAAAGCTAACGAATATCACTACTGACAGACCCTCAAGCATGAGGTCTTCTGCCATCTCCACTAGGTCTGGGACTTTCAATGACTCAGCTAACTGGCGTGCACGTATGATGTTGACGATCACGTGCTCACTGTCCTCGACGGTGCCATGCTCGATATACTGCTCCAGTATCTCAGGGGTGAGACCAAGGTCTTTGTAAGCCTTCTTGATCTTGGCGAGATTCTTAAATTGGATCGGCTCAACGAAGATTCGGTTCTCTTTAAAGGCGTCAGGCAGATCATCCACGGACAGTCGGTCAGTGCTGATGCCATACATGGCCGTCCTGAGCTCTTTAAGTTTGCTCTTCTTGACCAGTCTCCACTGATTCCAGAAATCTTGCTCGCACCCGAAGTGCTTCATCCAGCCGAACCATGACCTGAGTGGTGCTTGTGATTTGTTTAGGTTGTGTAGGTTTAGCATATAACCAATGGCTCTCATCTCGGTAGGGTCTTCAGCTGCTGTAGCTGACATCCCGTGGATCTGGTATCCTTGGTTAACTAGTGATAGTATCATTTGAGCGTTCTGGGTGTAAGGCCCCTTGCACTTATGGATCTCATCAACCAGCACTAGTGTGCCCATGGGGAGAATCCACCTCATGATATTCTTGCCCTTCTTGGTCATCCACTTGGTGCGACCACCTCGGATCTTCTCGTAGTTAATTACGAATAGTGGCTCCACACCCATCTCCTTGAGCTCCCGCTCCCACGATGGTATGACTTGCTTCGGGCACAGGACAACAACAGGGTGTCCTAATGATTTTGCTAACGCAGCGGCGACGACAGTTTTACCAGTTCCAGCATCGCTGGTGTCTAGTGTATTGCGTCCCTCCCGCTGGGTAATAGTGAAAAATTTATGCGCGGCTTCTTGCTTTGGGAATAGTGATTTCATTTGCTGGCTTCATGGTTTGTCGATTTAATGTAATCAACAAATACCAGCCATTTCCAAACCCGTCAAATAAAATCTTAATTATTTTTCAACCCTCGAAGTGGATCTGGTATTCCCTTGCTGCCATAAGGTAAGCATCGACAATCCCGTCGTGTGGTTTCTTGGAACGTGGTGTCGCTAACCACTGCTCATCAGGGCGTAGCTCCTTAGCCTTAGCCAGCGCATACTTCTTAGATTGCCCACGTGGAAACTTACCCAGCATATCTTTCTGCCACTGCCTCACAGACAGACCCTCCCAAGGCCAAGCCATGCCTGTGCATAACCCAGTGATTTGACCATAGCACAATGCCATGGATCGCATGGACTGAGATGAAGGGGCGTGATGCAGAGGCTCCTCAATGATAATATTGACGGGTGGTAACTTAAATTCCAGAACCCAGTCACGTAAGCCGATCATGTCGAGCTCCGTCTTTTTACCTACCTTGTGGTTTGGTAACCTAGTGTATCCTAGGACAGCACCATCCCAGCTGCTGATTGCAACTGCTGCCCCAGAGCAAGAACCATTATCAATGCCTATGATCACGGACAGCTGGGAGGAAGTCTGCTTTGACTAGAACACCGTCGCCGTGCCATGGAGCAAATAAGTTATAGCCTTTCTCAAGGCTCTGTAGGAACGAGATCTCTTTCCATGTCGAGGGGATTACCCTGACAAAGTCTCCCGTGACCTGCTTAGCTGAGTAAAAGTAATCTAGGTTAGAGCGTACGCTCCCTTTGATTACGAAGGGGTTAGGCTCGTGCGTCCTTGATGCGAAGAATTTCATTGGTCTTTGTTGTCTTTTGGATTTGGGTCTACATCGACAACTTTAGTGGGCCTCTTCCTTGAGGCCGCAGCTGCGTCATTTAGAATGTTTATGTCTATGCTGAGGCTGGTTGCTCCCCCGCTTTGCTTTTCGTCTAGCCCGAAGTGACGCCTAGCTATCTTGTCTAGCACTTCCACTTCACGGACGTTAGTCGGTGGTCTCATCTGAGCCATGCCATCTCGCATCAGGCGGACCGCTTGGCTAGCCATGTAGCTTTGGTATTGCTCAGCTGGACTGGATTGCGCTGAGGCGATCTCATCGATCCTACCCTTCTCCTGTAGGTGGGCGTGTTCGGCAGCTTTGTCTACAGCGTGCTTAGTCTTATGCTCCTCTGTTCCGTCGAAGATAGACTCTGGCTTTGGTGCGTCCTTATCAATCCACGGAGTCGGGTTCTCTTCCCATTTACTCTTCTTGGGAGGTGCACCTGCATCCCTGAACCATCTACGCAAAGTCGATACGTGGACTCCGCACTCCTTGGCGATAGCAGCAAAAGTATACTGCTGCTCATAGAGCTCCATGGCTTTAGTGAACAGGCGGCGCTTCTTCCCATTCTGGCCGAACGGGTTACTGACTTTTTTATGGTGTAAAGGCAGTGGTTCGGGGCCTTTATTTTTATTGTCTTCAGGGTTGTCCTTCGCCATGGGTTGGAGTATAGTTGGTATTTACAATGTATTCAATCTTTAATGGACATTAAATTAGACAGCAAATACGAGCCCTACATTAAACCGTCCACCACTGATATGGATGTAGGTGGTATGATCATTCCACCAACCAGTTTACTCACCGCCCTGCTGTTTGGATTTGCCAACCATGACCTGATAAGGGCTAAGGAGTATTACTTCTGGCGTATATGTGACACCCTCTGGAACCGCCCCGACATTCCTGAACCTTTGATGCAGCAAAACCCATGGGCTAAGCTGATCATCCGCAGCTGCCTTGAGAATAAGTTCCTCGCTGTAGGTGGTGCTGCATCCTCATCCAAGTCTCACACCATGGCTGCCTATGCCATCATTAACTGCTTGTCCCAGCCAAAGGATACCTTAGTCCTGATTACTTCAACCACGTTGCGTGAAGCACGAAAAAGGATTTGGGGTTCAATCATCACGTTACTGGCAGTGATAGATGATATGCCTTTCAGGATTCGGGATTCAATTGGTAACGTCGCGTATGTCAATGAGCACGGCACCTTGCTGGAGAAGTCTGGTCTGTCGCTCATTGCAGCGGAGAAGAGCAGGACGCGTGAAGCTGTCGGTAAGTTCATTGGTATTAAGAACAAGAGGGTCATCGTGATTGGGGACGAGCTATCGGAGATCTCTGAGGCTGTGGTCCACGCTGGTCTTACCAACCTGTCTGCTAACCCAGAGTTCAGGATGATTGGTATGTCCAACCCCAACTCTAAGTTCGATGCCTTTGGTGTGTGGTCTGAGCCAGAGGATGGCTGGGACTCCGTAGATACCAACGTCGATGATGGCTGGCGCACCAAGTGGGGCGGTAAGTATATCAGACTGGATGGTGAGCGCAGCCCCAATATCCTAGCTGGTGAGACAATCTACCCATACCTGCCACGTGCTGACCAGATAGCTGAGAAACGTGAGCTGCTCGGCATAGCCTCACGGGGCTATATGCGGATGGTTCGTGCTGTGTTCTTTGATAGTGATGAGGACTGTGGTATCTATTCCGAGAACGAGATTACCAAGAGCGGGTGTATGCACAAAGTAAAGTGGGGATCACAACCTACCAAGGTAGCTGGGCTTGACCCAGCCTTTACTAATGGTGGCGATAGAACGATTTTATATACAGGCTACGTAGGCACAGATGATACAGGGCAGTATGTGTTTGAGCTGGGCAAGAGCTTCCAGCTGAATGACGATGCTACCAACAAGGCGGTGCCACGATCATACCAGATCGTCCAGCAGATCAAGAAGATATGTGAGAAGGAAGGCGTAGCCCCAGATGATCTGGCGGTGGATGCTACAGGTGCTGGCTCCTCATTTTGTGACGTGCTGGCTGGTGAGTGGTCGCCTCGGTTCCTGCGTGTTACCTTTGGTGGCAAGCCTTCTGATAAGAGAGTCTCAGTAAATAGCCAACTTACTGGTATAGAGCTATATACCAATAGGGTTTCTGAGCTGTGGTTTGTAGGCAAGGAGCTCATGAGAACGCGCCAGATCTTTGGGATGGATAGTGATCTAGCTCAGGAAATTATTGGTCGAACTTACGAGCTGGTGAAGACTGGCTCGCTCAAGGTGAGGATCGAATCAAAGCCTGAGTTTAAGCAGAGGATCGGGAAAAGCCCTGACTTGGCCGATGCCGCTTTCCTTGCCCTTGACTGTGCACGGCAAAGGCATGGTTTGATAGCAATGGAGCCAAAGATTGTGGACCCAAATCAAAGCTACCGCAAACCACCAAAATCAATGAAGCACCTGAAGGCGGCTCTTCAGAACGATGCTGCTTACTTACCTTGAATTTA